GAGGCACAGCGTATTCGGTGAGCCGCCAGACCAGCGGCGATGTGGCGGCACCGGCCATCCCAAAACACATCGCCAGCGGCGTGATAACGACTGCGGCGAGCATCAGCCGAAAGCCGAAGTATGAGTGCATATCACGCCGCATCCATGCCATGTTCCTGCGAAACGTCTCATGCTCCGCAATGAGCCGATCTAGTTCAGGCACGTCGCTCATCACTTCACCTCCGGCGGCGCGGGGAGCGGCATCCAGTGGGTGATCGTCGCCACGCTGTACGGCGTTGTGCAAAACACAGTCCACCATCCGGCAGCGTCGCGTCTCGCCGCTATTGGCCTACCAGACATTGTTAGGCACGCGACGTACTCGTCGTTCGGCGGCAGCCGGTCGTCAGCGGAAATCCAAGCCCGCTCGTACAGCGGAAACGCCCGGTACGACACATCATCTGCGTAGTTGATTGCATAATCTTTCGCCTCACCTGCGCTTTCATGCAGGCTTCCGCTGCGGCCGTCAAACACCAATCCCCAGCCATACGGTTCGTCCACAAAGTTCATTGCCGGGCGGATTGCCATTCGTCACCTCCTGGGTGCCGCTCAGTCTACGCTCGCCGTCCAGCGAGTCTACGCCTCTTTCGGCCGCGTCTACCGTCTGCTGGCGATCCAGACAACGAGCGCCTGCCCGGCGACCAGCACCGCCAGCATCGCGACGCCGGGCCAAGTGATGTCTTCCATGCCCGCCATCCTACCGCAGGCGTCCAGCGAGTCTACGCCTGTTTGGTCGGCAACCATCAAGGATCGCTTGATAGTTCCGGCACCAGATTGTGCGTCTACGGACATCAGCCCGGCAGCAAAGCCAAGGCATCCGCGAGCGGCAGGACTTCGATCTCGTTGAACCGCCCGGCGTCCAACTGGCTGAACCCGCCATAGACCAGCCCGCCCGGCAGGCACTCGGTCAGGATGTCTGCGGTGAGCATGTACCGCCCATCGTCCAGCGTTCGCGGGGCCGGAACGTGGCGCGGGTCGCCGTGCTGGGCCTGGACTTCCGCGAGCCGCTGGGCCAAGGCAACGTCGAACAGGAGAGCGTGAGCCACGCCCCATTCGTAAGACATGGGCAGTGTCAGGTCGGAGAGTGTCATACATTGCGCCCCAGTGCGGTCTGGAACGCCTGCATCGCAGTGTAATAGTCGGCCTTTTGCGTTGCAGTCATATATGCACCGAGCGAATATCCGCACAAGCGACCGTTAGAAAAGCCTTCGACGCCGTTCTCTGTGTTATTGGCAAACACAAGGACATTCCGCGTGGCTCCAGCCGTTGGCGTTTGGCCGGTGTCTGCGGTCACTGATTCGACGCCGTTGCGGTAGTAGTATCCAGTGGTGGCGTCGTTGTCGCCGTGATAGAAACCGGCGGCGTGATTGGCTACGTCTCCAATAGTTGGCCCAGTGTTCGGCCCTAGCGTGTGGTATCGCAGCGTTGTGGAACTGACCATCCATAACTTGAAAAATCCCGTGCTGCCAGAGGTGCGGCAGGAGAGGTACGCGCTGAACGCCAGATTACTGACCGACCCAACATAGGCGGCCAAGTGCCGACTGGTATCACTAAGAACCGAAGGAGCCAGGCCGGTGTTTAGGTACTTGCTGGAACCGTTGCCGGTCAGCCCGCCGCTCGCCCCCGTCTCAACGTAGTCCCCGCTGACAAACGGCCCGACGTTGGTATCGGTCGCGTTGCCCAGGAGCGAGCCGCCAAATGAGGTCGAACGGTAGAGCGGTACGAGGGCGGCATTTAGTCCCGTGCCTGCCATTAGATTGAGACGCGCGAACCGATCCCGTATCCCCGCCGCGTCGATGGCATCGCAGAACGAGTTGACCGCGTTCGCCGTGCCGGTGCTGACGGTGCCGCCGTTGGCGTACACGCGGTTCACCCAATCCTGGGCGTCGGCGTTGCTCACCTGCGGGGCGAGGGTGATGCCCCACTTGGCGGAGAGGTAGCGTTCAAGTCTCACCCTCTGAGATGCGCTGAGTGCAGGCTGGTAAATCAGCACTTCCGCGAGCGAGCCGTTGAGGTTAGTCCAAGTACCACTGGACTCTCGGCCGATGTAGAACTGCGCCGCAGTCGCTTGAGAGAGAGTACCCGTTAGCGCGGTGGTGCTAGTGGTCGCTCCGTTAACTCGGGCAAGAGATTCCGTCGATGACAGCGTGACCCCAGCGACGATGTCGGCGCTTCGCCAGGCCGATGGCGATTCCGCTCGCGGAGCGTTGCCGGCCCCCCAGCCGTTGCCATATGCCCCAACGCCAGCCGTGTTTAGCCACCCCGCGTGAAACCCGTCAATCTGGTCTGCTGTCCCGTCACCAAAAACGATGGCGGCGTTTGCAGCCTGTCCGGTTCGGCCGACCCAGTAGATTGACGCGCTGCCTGTCCATGTAGTGGACGGGCCGCGAAGGTGCTGCGAGACAAGCCCCAGTTGTCGCCTGCCGTTGAGCGCCGTCGCACTGATCGTCGGCCTGCTCGCCCCCGTCGCCTGCGTGGCGTGGCGGTTGTTTCCGCTCTTGTCGCCCCAGTAGCCCACCGGATCGTTGGTCGCGGTGGCAGGGGCGTGGACGCCAGAGATGCCCCACTTGGCGGCGAGGTAGGCTTCGACGCGGGCGCGGTCGGTGGTGGAGAGATTCCCCGAATAGCAGACGATCTCCGCTATGTTGCCGTTGAGGCCAGACGAATCTGATGTGCGCAGCGGGCCGATCTTGGTGACGGTGTTCGTAGTGTTAAGCGCAGCCGATGCCACGCCGTCAGTCGCCTGCACGCCCTCAAAATGAGCCCGCTGTGTAGTGCCAATGGCTTGCCCGCAGATCAGCCGGTATACGCCATTCGCTGCTGCCTGCTGAATAACAAATCGTCTGTTTACTAGCGCTATGGTAGTGTTGTAAAACGCAAGAATGGGCGAGTCTTCGGGGTTTGTTGGCGCCGAAGAGATGATGCCGCTGAAATGGTCGATGTTCTTCATCGCAACAGCGAACATCGTCACATTTTCAAGTTGCAGGAAGTTGCCAGTGATCGTCAGCCCTTGCGTTCCGGTGAACTGCATCACCGTTCTGCCGTTCTGTGACCCTCCATGCGTCGGCCGCAGGCTTCCGCTGGATGTGGCGTGACGGGCGTTGCCGCTCTTGTCGTTCCACTGGGAGACGAGATTGCTGCCGTCTTTGGTGATGCTGGCGGCGTCGGAGGCGTCATACCAGCAAAGGCAGGAGTTGCCGCTGATGTCCAGCGGGCTACTGACCGCCGTCACCGGCCCGGCATCGGTGGTGTACAGCGACGAGGCGTCCGCGCCGTCCAGCCACAAGGCCAGACCGCTGATCTGGCGGGGATTGAATCCGCTGGCGGTCGGACGCAGGAGACGGGGATTCATCGGCATGGTGAATGTCGCAAGAGTAGGGTGATGTGAGGCCGCGCGTCAGATGACACGCCAGCGGGAAGTACCGGAGAAATACACGAGAACGGCCGCCCCGCCGTTGGCCGAGAGAACGTAGTCTCCGGCCCACGGGACCGTGATCCGGTTCGCGGATGAACTCGAGGCCGATTCGTGCCGGAGCGTGATGGCGTGACTGCCCGTGTTGACGAGCAGGATCCCCGTGCCGGCCGCCCTGGCAACGATGCCCGTCACATTCCGGGCCGCGTTGGACGAAATGTCGATGACGTCCCCAGTGGGCAAGGCAAGGTCGTTGGCGTCGGCCGTCAGCTGTGAGGCCGTGGCCGGCACGTTCGCAATCGTGTCGGAGCCCCCGGTCGCATGGCTTGAGGCATGGGCAGCGGGCGCGAAGGTGGATGGCTTGTCTGTGATGCCCGCCCAAGTGGTCGTGCCGGGCGATCCCGCAGGCCCGACGTCGCCTTGGTCGCCCTTGATGCCCTGCGGTCCTTGTGGGCCGGGATTGCCCTGGTCGCCCTTCGCGCCGGCAGGGCCTTGAGCGCCGGCCGGCCCTGCGTTGCCCTGGTCCCCCTTGGCTCCAGCGGCTCCAGCAGCCCCAGCAGCCCCAGCAGCCCCAGCCGGTCCGGCGGGTCCGGCTGGCCCCTGCGCGCCCGCCGGACCTGGGGTCAGCTCGACCGCCTCGATGGCTCCCTCGATGGCCGTGAGGTTGGCGTCGTGCTCGGCCGCCGTGAGCGGGGCACCCTTGACGATACGCTTGACGAGGCCGGCGATGCTCATGCGAAGACTCCAGGAACGTAGACGCCGGACTGATAGACGATCCCACCGGCCAGTTGGGCCGGGAGCCTGTTGGTATGCACCCTGCGGACCCGCTGCCGTCGGTCAGCCCAGGCCCATGCCTGCGGCTTGCCGTCCGGAATCGTTACCTCGTAGACCTCTTCACCAGCACCCTCGTCCACCACGATCCTGTCGCCCCGCACAGGATCGGAAGCGTAGTCATCGGTTGCGATGAAGAAATCTTTCGTTTCGTACCGCACGAGATTCCCGGCCTTGTCGATCGTGTCCCATTTGCCGACCACCAGGGTGGCCCGGCACGAAACTGGCACGAACGAGCCGCGAGGCTGGTACTCGACGTCGATCGCCAAGTGTTCCCGCCGCTGCTGCTCAAACCACGATTCGGCTTGGGCGATGAGATCGGGCACGAGAACCTCCACCGCAGCCCGGGAGGGGCGGCGCTTTGGCGCTGCCCCTCACCGGGCCATGCACACTGGGACTACCGCGAGAGCTTGACCCGCACGAGCGTGTCGGTCGTGGCCGGCTGCACCAGCACGATGCCGATCGGGGGGTAGGCACCGCTGTTGTTGGTCGCCACCGCCAGGCCGGTCGAGGTGTTGAGGTACACCTTGGAGCCCACCGCAAAATCGGTGCTCGCCCCGGTGGTCTTGTCCACGTCGAAGACGCCTTCCACCACGAGAGCACCGAGCTCGCCGGCCGCCATCGGACGGTCAGCGATGCCGACCATGCCGGTGCCCACGGCCACCATCGCCCCGACAGCCACCGCCGAGCCCGGCGTGTGGTCGATCGAGTCACCCTTCATCTGCACGAGCTTCGCCATCTGGATCACCTACTTTCTGTTGCTGGAAACCTGGAAGATCGGAACCCCGGGGGCCGGGCTGGCCGGCCCCCGGGAACTTGGTCACGTCACGCCGGATCAGGCGGTCGCCATCCGGTAGCAGCTCTTCGGCTCACCCTTCGCCACGCCGAAGTCGTGGTAGCCACGAACGGCGATGCCGAGGGTGTCGAAGTCCGCTTCGGCCTGCTCGACCGTGGGGGTGCGCTGCCCGTTGAGGAAGAGCACCTCCATCGCGTTGAGATCGCCGGGGTTGGCCATCAGCCACCAGGTCGTTGCCGACGTCAGGTAGGCCGAGGACACCACCCGGTAGCGGCCGGCGAGGACGTTCACATTGGTGAGCGTCTTGTTCTCGCCGGTGATGAGCAGCCCGCCGCCCATCAGCTCCGCGGCCTCGATCTCGAGCTCCGGCGGCACGAGGAGCAGGGACGGGGCGACACCCAACGGGTTCCCGTCCGGATCCTTGAGCTTCCGGTAGGCCGAAGCAGCCGCCTTGAGCGAGCCCAGGCCGAGGGCGTTGCCAGCCCCAGCCGTGGCCTTCTCGAAGTAGGTGGCGTTGCTGGCCTCGAACTCGGCCCAGAAGACCTTGTTCATCTTCGTGGCAGCACCGCGACCCAGCCGGCTCGGAACGACCGTCAGGGCACCCAGGTCATCGTTGATGATGTCCTTCCGGGTGATCGTGGAGATCCGCCCGTAGGTCTTCGCCGAGAATGCCCGGGCCTCGTCGCTCGCGTCGGCCGACTTCAGCTCACCGCTGTTGCCGACTTCCTCGAACTCGAAGGCCCCGTTGACACGGATGCCCGTCACGGCCTTGAAGTCGGACACGGGACGGATCATCGAGATCAGATCCCACACCGATTCCACCGCCGTGAAGCCCGTCAGCAAGAACTTGCTGTAGGCCGCACTGGTCACGTTGGCGATCGAGTGGGTCGCGAACGCGGCCCGGAGCACCTGACGGATATTGCCGTCCGTGACCCGGTACACGTCGCCCTCCAGCCCGTTCGCCTTCGCGGCACGCAGGAGCATCTCCTGCAGGCCGATGTTCCGCCGCTTGTGGGCGGCCTCCAGCACCCGCTCGCCGAACTGCTTCTCCACGCCGGGCAGGTTGCCGGCCATGCAGAGCGAGGCCAGCAGCACCTCCTCCGTCTCGGCCGGCTTGGCCACGACATGGGCCGCGGGGGCCGAAGGCCGGTCAGCCCGGATCGCGGCGAGGTTCTCGGCCTTGATCCGCTCGAGTACCTTGGCGGCGATGGTGTCGGCATCCACGAGGGAGGCACCGTCGCCGGGGGTGCCGGCGGTCACGCCGGGCAGCTGCACCGGAGCGGGAGCGGGGGAAGTCGAACCCGCGGCGACCTTCGCCGCGGCCTCCGCCGAAGCCTTCACGGCCTCGTCGGGCGTCTGGTTGGCGTGATCCGCCATAGGGGAACCTCCATCACTCGCCTCCGCGGCGATAGCGGCAGACGTAGCGGCGTCTGCACCGAACAGGACAATCGAAACCTCGCGGAGCGTGGACGCACGCACCACACTGATCGGGCCACTGAACTGCCGGCCGTTGACCTCGACGGTTTCGCCGGCGGCGATGTTTTCGATCCGGCCGACATCGGCCCCGATCGACGCCTGGAACTTCCAGCCCTTGCGGGCCAGTTGCATGGCCTTGGCGACCTCCGGCCCCTCGCCGATGACCTCGCCGGCCACGGTCAGGTCCGTGCCGCTGTTTTCCACGCGATCGGCCTGGCCGACGGCGTGATCCATGTCGTACTGGTGGCCGAGCATCACGGCGACCGTTTGGCTGGTCGTGTCCATGCCGGCGAGATCCACCACCAGCGGGTTGCGGCTCCAAGCCTGCCGGATGGCCCGGCCGGTGTAGCCCACGAGGGAGAACTTGGCATTGCCGCCCACCGTGCCGTCAGCCATCAGCTGCGGGTCGATCAGATGGGCTTCGCCAGTGATGCGCAGTTGCTTGCTCATTCGGCTTGCTCCTCGTCTTCCAGATCCACGGCCGGAACAACCGGCTCGGGCTCCAGGTCGATCCCCAACTCGTCTGCGTAGGCCCGCTCGGCCGCAATCTGGCGGAACACCTGCCGCCAGTCCTTGCCGCGGCGGGCACAGGCTTCGGCCCGACTGACCGTCTTGTTTTCGATGCCGACCGTTTCCGCGTTGGCTTCCTTGAGCGGATCGACGTGCTCGAACCCGTCCCACCGCCACCGCCACGACCACTGGTCACGGGGCGGCAGGCCGTCAGGGATTGCACCGTCCACGAAGGTTGCTTCCTCGATCCACCGCTCCAGCAGCGGATCCAGCACCACCCGCTCGATCTCGGCCCGCTCGACCGCGACATGCTTGCGGTACACGAGGTAGTCGCCCCGCATGGTCGAGTAGTTGGCCCCGGTCGCATCCATGACGGCCACGATGTAGGGCATGTTCAAGCAGCGAGCGATTTGCATGAGGATCCGGCGCTCGAAGGCGTCGAACGTGCTCGTGGGCTGCTCGGCCTTGAGTTGGTAGGGCTCCCAGCCTTCCGGGCCGGCCATCGCCAT